GTTGAGTTCCAACTATTCGCATAGTATCCATAGCAATGTTACCATCACCAAGTGCTCTTGCTAGCTTAAATCCTTCTTTAGTAGCAACTGCAAGTCCAGCAACAGCTGCTAATATTAATGTTTTCATAGATGCAAGCTCGTCTACTATGAGTCCAGCGCTGTTGAGGACATCCTTCATTGACGCAGTATTTTCTTTAGCGGCATCATTTACCTCTTTCATATTATCGGCATGAGATTTTCCAAAGAAGTCTAGTTTTTCCATTTCCTTCTTCTTCATTATGAGGTCTTTTAGACCTTCCCGAAGTAAATCATACTCTTCTTGGTGAAGGGTTTGTGCATCTGTAAGTATTTCTTTAATTTTACTTTGAGTATCTAATTGGTCAAGAGTTCCGTCTGCTATAGCTTGAGTCATCATAGCTCTTGTAGCATCTAGTTTCTGAAAGGCTCTTGCTCCTTGGAGGTTTCCGTCAGATATTGCTTTATTTTTAACAGCAGCTTCAAGTTCTTTTACCTTGTCACTACTAATCTGGGCAGATATACCAGAATTTTCTTCTCGTATAGCCTTAATTTGCTCTTCCATTGAGCGAATTTGGTTGAGTAATTTTACTCTTTCTTTATCTGCCTCGTTTGCCATAGCTTACAACCTATTTTAGATTATGTTTTTTAACGTATTTTTCTAATTTAGATATATATTCTTTTTCTGCAGCTTGTGTAATTTTTTGAATTCCCTTTTTTAATTCGGGTCTTTTTGCCATGATTCTGTCAAACTCACGACGCTCCATTCTTTTAGCCATATTTCTAAGATAACGGCTTATAAAGTTTTCTTCTTTAATAATGGATTTAACGTATTCTCTAATCTGAGATCGTAGTTGTTTTTCTTGTGACATGTTTGTTCCTCTATATCTATTTAATCATATATAAATATAAAGGAGCTTAGTTTTTTGGCCTATTTAGGACGTGCATTTCTAGCAAAGGTTGGAACTTTTGGAGGTCCAGATGAGCTTCCACCTCCTTTTTTAGCTTTTTCCATTTCTTCAGCCTCAAGTGTAAGTTGTTCATTAAGAAGTTTGAAATAGTAAATTCTAAGATACACCGGTAGATCGTATACATCCGAAAATGTAAACCCTCCTTTGGAGTTGTAGCAAAGTTGAAATATTTGCTTATGCAGAATGGGCCTATAGTTAGGCCCCAGGCCAAAAAAAGTTGACACCAAGAGGAATTGACATCTCTCGTTCTTGTCCAGTAATATCTGATACGAATGTGAATGTCATATCAATATCTGGTGAAACCTTCTTAATTTGTTCTCTAAAAGTTCTAGTATCTCGTGATAGGAATTGGTTATCTACAAACTCTCTAATAACCTTAGGAGTTGCATCGCCATCTACAGCTGTAATCATATGCTTTAATCTAGTACTTAATTGAGCATCTACTCCTGCATATCCTCTATTTTTGAAGTTCTTTTTCATGGCTTTTACTTCTTCAGCAATTTTTCCTTCATCACCATGTGTAAGCAGTTTAAATGTTATAGTTCTTTTTGATAGTGGTAAATCAAAGTCAAATGAATTATCATCACCAATTAAGTTCCAATCAACATTAGCATCTTGTAACTGTTGTAAATCAATAACAGTTTCTTGTTTTTCTCCTGGAGTATATGGATCTTCAATTTCTACTTTATAGTCAGAACCATAACCCATAACTCTTGCTGCTACCATTATTGCGTTTTTGTCTCCAATAAGAATGTCATCGTAATTACAAGGTGTAACTATAAGTGCTTGTAATAGTCTATCTAAAACAACACCTTTTTGAATAAGATTTTGAGAAGTTAATATGTCTTCTTCTCGTGCTGTCATATATTTTAATTCTATTGTACCTGATTGTAAAGGGTGGCCATCTGGATATAATTTACCTTTACTAGGTAAATCTATAACTTCAGTTGGAAATTTATATTCCACTTTGCCTTTAGAATCGTTAATGTTTGTACTGTTTTCAGCGACGAGCTGCTGTTTGATTTGTTCGTCTGTTAAGCCTTTTTCTGCCATAACTTATTTCTCCATTTTTATAACGTTTGCATTTGATATATACATATATAAATATAAAACAAAACTAAAAAGTAATAAAAAACTCCTAACTTTTTTAGCTAGGAGTCTTTTAAATTTAATATTTATAATGCTATTAGAATTGTAGTATCCAATAATCACACTGAATTGACATTGCGATTTCATTATATGCATTGGTGGCTGTCCAATCTAATGTTCCAAAGTCTGCTTCAGTAATAAATGCACCTTTACCAGTCCATTCTTCTACTTTATCACCTACCGGTCCAAGTACGTTAATTGTTACGTCCTTCTTATAGAAGTCTGCATAACCATCTCTACCTGTTACAGATTCATGGTGTAGTCTTACCCATTCCATAACTGCTTGAGCTCCTGATGGAACTACTGGGTCATATAATGTTAATGCTACAACATCCCATTTAGATTTTCCTTTAACGTATCTAGTAACGTTGATGTGCTCAAGAGTTACAGTTTCTTGTGTAATTTTCGGTCTTGCCGCTTTATGTATTAAGAAAGCAGGTATACCCTCAATATAGAAAATGTATCTATTTTGCTGTTTAGGCTCAAATGCCGTAAACATTGCTTCATTTGGATCGATTAAGTTAGCCATTTATTGTTCTCCTCTATTTGTATATCTTTAATATAAATATCGTCTATTTTACTTTTTATTCATCAAACGATGCACCTGTTGGCATGATGTTGAAGTCAATGATAATGAATTCTGCAGCTTTTGCAGGCTGTAAGAATATTTCACCTTTCATTATGTTTCTATCAATTATATCAGGTGTGTTGTTAGTTTCATCCATAATTACACGGAATGCGTAAAGACCTTGGTTTTGTTGAACTGATTCTAAATAAGGGTTAACAATATTTAAGAATCTTTGTCTTGTTGCAGTCGTGTTATTTTCAAATACTAGATATTTAGTTGCAGAAGCAATAAACTTCTTAGCAGCTATTAATAATCTACGTACATTGATTCTGTCTAATGCAGATGGTTTAGCTTGAAGTGTTTTTTGACCCCATACACAAACTCCAGTTCTTGGGAATACTGCAATCGGGTTAATTCTACCTTCATATAATGAATCTCTTTCTGCATGCGTTAATCTTGTGTAAACATCAAGAACAGTAGTTAAACTACCACGATTAAGACCTGCTGGTGCAAACCATGGGTGAGCTACTTTATCATTGAATGCATATACACCAGGTATAACAACAGATGGTGGTACAAACTTAAATCTGTTTGTTGCTGCATCTAGGATTTTTACCCAAGGATAATACATTGCAGCATAGTTTGTATCATATGAATCAGCTTGTGCAGTTGCACTTGATACGCTATCACCAGTTAATGAATTATTAGGGTCAAAAATATAGAAACAATCACCTCTATCTTCACATATTTCAATTGCTTTTGCAATTACAGATGTTGAATTAGAATTTAATATACCTGGAGTTACAATAAGATTAATATCGATTTCATCAGGGTTTGAGATTGCATCTAATGCTTTCTTATATACTGTATATCCAGTTGATGTAGTTGAACTAATATCGTGTCCAAATGTATTAGCTGCTAATAAATCTTTTCCAGATGAAACTCTTAATGCAGGATTAACTCCATCAAAACCACCTTGGAATGCAACTGAGAATTTTTTATATTTCAATGGTGAATCTAAATCAACATATGTTCCTGAACCAGATAAAGCTGATGCATCTAAAATAAATGCTTTATTATGAACTGCAGCTGCAGTATCAGATAATGGAGCTACGTAATTGTAGTTTCCTTTTGCATTGTCTGAATTAAATTCAAATCCAAAGAATGATTTTGAATCATCATGTGACTTAGAAACAACTAAAACAGCTGGAGGATAAGCTGCAGTAACATTATCTGCTGCACCATTATTACAAACAACTGTTGCTGTAAACGGTGAGTAATATGCATCATGTCCAAATGGTACAAGTTTTGGAGAGAATACTTTATTTGTAACAGCTTCTTCTACCTCAAGTCTAACATATTTAGAAATATTAGGATACATTCCATTTACAACTAATTTTCCTGATGCATCGTAAGATCTATATTGTGTTCCAACTCTACGACCAAGGAAATTAGCATTGTCTGGATCTAAACTTAAATTTGCATAAGTTTCTATTGCTACAGGTCTAGTATCAGTATCATCATATTTTCTAACTTGTAAAGTAAATGAACCATAGTCATCACCTTTAACAGTACCTGCTTTCTTAATATTTGAAATTGATATTTTAAAGTCGTCATTAACTGCATTTCCATGTCCTAATGTATGAACTTTAAATAATCTAGACGTATTTCCATTAACTGTTTGTGAACGGAACCAAGGAGTTGCTGCATGTGAATATCCTGCTGCTCCAATTGGAGAATTTGTTCCTCCATTAAAGTCTAAGTCCATTCTAGATGCAGTCATTGTAGTTGTTTGTATATTTCCTACTCCTGTAAGATTAGAAAAGCTTTTTTCATCAATATGTTGTGCAATTGACTCAGAATTAAATAATGCATAAACATATAAAGCACTAATTGGAGTATCTGCAGCATCTAATGTAGTTGATGGTACATATCTTGCAGAATCTTGTCCTAAGCAATTTAAGATATAATCACTATTAGATTCATCAAATGAGAATGTAAGATTTGTTTGAGCTTCAGTGTTTGTAAAACTGTGAGATACCTTACCATTAATAAAGTCTTTATTACCAGCTGCAAGTTCACCTATAACTGCATCCGATGTAAATGTAGCATCTTCATCTCTTGCTGATGGGTGAAGTACTGCACCAATAAAGGCTGATTGAGTAACTTCTGCACCAGAACCTGATAGCATTGTATATATTAATGCTGAATCTGAGTTGCTATATCCTGATAAGCCAAGCGTTCTAACAATTGTTACTGCTCCTGCATGTCTGATGTATTCTTTTACTGTATATGGAACGTATGTTCCGTCTGTTCCTGCTCCGAATTGGTCTTGGAATTCATTGAATGATCTGATTACCTGCGGTTCAAATGCAACACCTTTTTGGGTATTACCTATGATAGCAGCTCCAATTTCTCCAATACCAACTGGCAAAAATGATAGGTCGTTTTCTTGTGTAAAAACACCTGGGCTAACAATTCTTTCGGCCATGTTTATTTCTCCTATATGTTTACTTTTATGACAAACACTCTAAGTTTTAAGTATTTCTTAACTATATATAAATATCGGTTAAATTCCCAAAATGCTACTTAGAGGCTGAAAATTTACCTGTAGATATGTCTAATGAACCAACTCCATACTTATTACTAAGTTGTTGAGCCAGTTTTACTTCTTGTTCTTTAATTTCAACCAAAGCATTCTCTAATTGTGTTTCTTGAGCTGTAATTGCTTTCTTTTGAATTGCTAGCTGGCCAAACGCAACAACTAAATTATCCATATCAGATTGTAATTTTTTCAACAACTTTAAGTCTTCTGAATCAACCATAGTATCTGTTGCTTTTTTTGCTTCTCTGTGTTCTTTTAATTTTTCTGCGATTTCGGTATCTGTAACCATTTCTTTTCTCCTAGAATTTGTTTTGTTTATATTTATCTATTAACTTGTTGCTTGCTGGATCTCCACTTCCTTCAAGCCGCCTTTTTGTGGCATCGAGAGTATTTCCCTCATCAATTAACGAACCAGTTTTATTAACATTTGAAGAGTTCTGATTAATTGGTTTATCTATATCACTAAACACAAACTCCGTAGTTGTTAGCTGTTTAGCTGTAAATGTTCTATTTGCAAAATTTGTGGCATCTTTTTGTACACTATCTGGTATAATATATCCATTCATAGTTATTTGAAAATTAGCCCTTATTGATCGATCTTGTCCTTGTTCTAATGTATTTTCAGTAGTAAAACTATCCATCATAGCTAAGAATTTGAAGTTATCTTTTTCACCCCAGTAAGAGTTTGCATTATAGTTTATATCTTCAATAATCTTATTCTGTTGTGCAACATATTCTGTCCATACAACGACGTCGTATGTAATTTTTACGTAATCTGGTATAATAACATTATAATATTCTCTAGATGGTTTTTGTCCTTGTAGTATATTCCACCTATCATATCTATTTTTAGGGTTATATCTAGTTGCAAACTGTCTAACTATACTAGTTGGATCGGCCGCATCTATTTTATTACCCATCATACCTTCAACTCTTTCTAGACCTGTTCTTCTATACATTATTAAGGGTATTTGTATTTTTCCTTTAGAATCTCTAAATGCTCCACTTTTTTGTACAGACTTCCATCGTTCTGGAGAACCATATATAATAGGAACATCAATTGTTTCATCACCATCATCTACCTTGGGTTTTATTACCTGATTGAAGTAGTATGTGATAGCTTCGTCAACATCGTAAATTCCAATAGTAATGTCTTTAATGGTTGAATCATTGTTACTAGTTTGGCTAGCCCTATCGTGTGATATGTTGTTTGTTTTTTTCATTATAAATTAGATATTCTATTATTTACACCAGATCTTATTTTTTCTAATTTTAGTTTACTTTTTCTAGTTTCATGAGTTTTTACAATTATTGAGAAACTTGAGCCAAATTCACCACCTAAAGAATCTGTTCTTTCTCCGTCTACAAATCCTTTATCTGTTGAAGGATTTTTACCAAATAGATATTGGTGTTCATGAACTTCATCTATTTCCCAATAAGTTGCATCCCACCATATTATATCTCCAACCTCTAAAACAACATTTGCTGATGGAGATCCTATACTTCCAGCTGGTAATAAATCATCTCGCAAAAACTTAAATTCTGTAGTATGATTGACATCTGCTCCAAATTCGTCACTAGACCATTCTTCTTCGCCCATATCAATTAAACATGCAACCCTTACGCCTTGCATATATACTTTATTTAATGCTTCTCCATATAAATTTCCAACTGTATCATGTATGGCAGCCTTAAAAATATCCACCTCAGTGTCAATAATTTCGTTTATTAACTCTCTATTTAAAGTTCTAAATAGGCTTATATCTCTTTGTCCACCAAATAATGCCATAATTATCCTATATAAATTGGGTAAGGTATTCTGTTTAATGTATCATTCATAAATTCAGCTTCGTCTTTTTGTCGCTCAAGCATGTTTCTTCTACTTGTTGCTTCTAAATCTTCTCTAAGCTGAGTTAGCAAATTTTCTTTTTCTGATGTTGCCTCGTTTCTTAATGTATCACCATCAAGATTAGTTTCTCCACCAGGAATAGGTATACTTCCATATTTACTACGTATACTACCTAAAAGTTCTTTTGCCAAGGCTAACGTATATTTTCTAATCCACTGTTTTCCTGCATGGTTTATCTCAGTGTATTGCATGTTGTTATAGGTTGCATTTGAGAAGTCTGTTATAGAACCATTATTGGTTTTTAATGGATCTTTTCTGTCATTTTTTACAATATACTGAAATTGAATTTTTGCTTCTGCCGTTGGAATTGGAAACACTCGTAATTCATTATTTATCAATTCAAAAGTATATGCAGATTTTCGTATTTCATCATTAAATTCAATTGCTTGAACCCTCAATAAGTCATCATACATTGGTAGCATTAAAAAGTTTACAGCTGGTGAGTATTGTCCCCATCCAAAACCTTGCAGCATTTGTTCAGATCCAGCTCCTGTTCCTACATAAGGGTCAAAAAATCTAGTTACTGCAGGAGCAGGTTCATAAAATACTCGCTTTATTTCAATATTATTTCCGCTTTCAGAAACATTTGCCCATAAATTATCTAAATT